CACTTCAAGCTTTGCTAACCGACAAAAAGTGAACACGTATGGGACGGCCACGTAAAGACAGGGCGGATACGATCGCCGGTGCACAGGCGGCCTTTGCCGCGGTGCAGCGCGAGAGCGCGCCGCCGCAACGGCTCGGCAAAAAAGCGCTCGTCTATTGGGAGGCGATTTACGAGCGCCGCGCCGCCGATGAGTGGAATAAACTCGATCTCTTGAAGGCCTGCCAGTTGGCAAAGCTTTACGTCGAGAGGGACGTCGATCAGCGCAAGGTGCGCAAGGATGGCGGCTCGGTTTACGCCAATGACAAGACCTTTAAACGCAACCCTCGGGACGTGGTTCTAGTGCAGCGCGAAAACCTGATCATGAGGATTGAAAAACATTTACGCCTTCACGCCTACGCCGATCACAAAGACACATCGCAGATCCGCGGCCAGCGCCAGGCCGAAGCGGCGGCGCGCGCCGCGCTCGAGGCGGCCGGCCCGCATGAACCGGCACCGGGCGGCGATGAGCTCTTGCCGCTGTTCAATATCGCCAGGCCGAACAGCCGGCCGCAATAATCAAGAGGAGGGAATAAAGCATGCGAGGAAAACGCAATGAAATGCCGGTGGTTGTGGAAATCAAGCGCTCACGCGGCCGGCCGAAAAAAGGCTTCATGCCGCCGCTGACGGCGCCGGCACATGCGATCGAGCACAGGCAAGAGGAGATTCCGCGCGAGCCGATCGCCAACGAGATACAATGGCAGGAGGCCGAGCCGGCGATCGAGGCTGAGATCGAGGCCGCGATCGAGGCCGGGATCGAGGCCATGACGGCGGCCGAGCTCCGGGCCGAGCCGGAGACCGAACCCGCCGGCGTCACCGGCGACGGGCTCGGCGCCACCGACGAGGCGCAAGGGCAACCGATACCAAACGGTGTTCTCGGCAACCCAGAAACGCTTGCCGGCGACATCCGCGATCAAATCCTTAATCAAATCAAGCGTCAACAAAAGCCATGGCAGCAAATGCTCAATTACGAGCAAGCCGTTCTGGCCGATCAGATTTATAAAATCAGCAAAGAGAGCGTCGCCGGCGCGCTTAAGATTATCCTCAACGTGCCGTTTGCGCATGTTGACGTCAGGATCGATAAAATCGCCGTCGACAAAGAAATCAAGGTGGCGCTCTCGGCGCCGCTCACCGGCGGCACGCTCGCCAAAATCGGCGACGCCTTGCATTTAGAGGCCTGTCTCATCCTGGCGTCGGCGGCCGAATTCCAAGGCCAGCGCCAGGCGCCGGTGCTCGATCCGGATCAACCGGGATTGCAGCTCGAGGAGGAGACGGCCGGCCATGACCATGAGGCCGAGCTCATCTAAGGCTAGAGCGATCGAGATCCCGGCGCCGCGCCTGGCGGGCCGCGGCCTCAAGAATGACGGTTCGCGCGACTGGCGGGCCGTCGACAAGGCGCAATGGACGCTCGGCGACAAGGTTTGCGCCTTTATCGAGAGTTATTGCCATGTGCCGGAAGGCCGCCGCGTCGGGGAACCGCTCGTGCTCGAGGCCTTTGAATTGGCTTGGATTTACGACACTTTCGACAACCCGGCCGGGACACGCCGGTCAATCCTTTCGATGGCCAGGAAGAACGGCAAGGCCTTGAGCCTCGACACGCCTTTGCCGACGCCGGCCGGATGGTCGACCATGGGCGAAATCAAGCCGGGTGACGTGCTTTTTGATGAGAGGGGAAAACCTTGCCGCGTTACCTTCGCAACGCCGGTGCAGTTCGATCGGCAATGTTACCGCGTGTGTTTTGCCGATGGCGCCGAGCTCATCGCTGACGCCGATCACCAATGGACGGTTTTTAGCCGTTCACGCCATGGCCGCAAGGTGACGCTCACCACGGCGCAAATGCAGGTCGACGTAGTGCTGCCATATGGGCGAGCTGATCGCGTCGAGCGCAATTATAGCGTTGATGTGGCGGGACCGATCGAGGGCGCCGATCCATGGTTGATTGTGCCGCCTTATACGCTTGGCGCCTGGCTCGGCGACGGCATGACGGCGAAGGCATCAATTGCGATCGCCGCGCCGAAATTGCCGATTGTCGATTATATTGCGGCCGAAGGTGTCGCCATCCGGCGCTACGGTAAGCCTGACGATTTTACATTCAGCTTATCGGATGGCGTAAGAGACCGTACCAAAGATTGCACGCACAAGGATTTGCGCCGGATTGGCGTTCTCGGCAATAAGCACATACCCGTCCAATATCAGCGCGCCGGAATTGCCGATCGCCTGGCCTTGTTGCAAGGGCTCATGGACACTGACGGGCATTGCACCAAACGCGGGCAATGCGAGATTGTCAGCGTGAAGGAAAGACTAGCGCTCGATATCCTGCAATTGATCCGCGGCCTTGGTTTCAAGGCATCCATGGTAACGGATCGAGCCACGATCGCCGGCCGCGATATCTCGCCGCGCTATCGCATCCAGTTTTGGGCGTTTGATGATCGGCCAGTTTTCAGGCTCGAGCACAAGCGCGCGCGGCTCAAGCCGGCGCCGCCGCGCTCGCGCAATGGCCGCAATTACATCGTCTCAATCGACCCGGTGGAAAGTGTGCCGGTCCGATGCATTGAGGTAGATTCGCCATCAAACCTCTATCTTGCCGGCAAAGGCTTCACGCCGACGCATAATAGCGCGCTCGTTGCCTGTATCGTCTTGTGCTTTCTTGTCGGTCCGCTCGCCAGGCGCAACGCGCAATTGTGCTCGGGCGCTCGATCGCGTGATCAAGCCGCGCTGGTTTATTCCCTCATGGTCAAGATGATCGGGTTTTCGCGCGAGCTCGGCGGCCGCTTCAAGCTTGTGCCATCGAAAAAGCAGGCCTTCGCACTGACGACCGGCGCCGAGTATCGGGCGCTTTCGGCCGAATCCTCAACCGCCATGGGCATGTCGCCTTATGCGGTGATCCTCGACGAGGCCGGCCAGGTGGGCGGCGCCGTCGACCCGTTCACCGAAGCGCTGACCACGGCGCAGGGTGCTTACGATGACGGTATCCAGCTTGTAATCTCGACACAGGCGGCGAGCGATGGCGCCATGTTGTCGCAATGGATCGATGACGCGCTTTCGGGCCGGGATCCGACGGTGATTTGTCATCTCTATGAGGCGGGCAAGGAGGCCGGCCTCGAGGACGTCGAGGAGATCCTCAAGGCAAACCCGGGGATCGATACTATCCGCTCACGCCGCGATCTCATGACGCAAATCGAGGAGGCCAGGCGCTTACCCTCGAAAGAAAACAGCGTGCGCAATCTCCTCATGAATCAGCGGGTGCAAGTCTCGGCGCCGTTCCTGTCACAACAGATTTGGGATGATTGCGACGCCGAGCTCGACCTGGCGCTCTTTACCTCGGGACGGCCGGTCTATGCCGGCCTCGATCTTGCAGCAACCACCGATCTCACCGCGCTTGTGCTCGCCGTCGAGGATGACGACAAGACGGCGCACTTGTGGCCGATCGTCTGGACGCCGAGCGAAGGCCTCGCCGACCGCGGCATGCGCGACCGCGCGCCCTATATCGATTGGCACAAAGACGGCTTGTTAACCACGATTCCGGGAAAGGTGATCGATCCGCGCGCCATGGTGCCGGTGATCGCCGAGGCCGTCGAGAGCATGAATATCGTGCGCACCAATTTCGACCGCTGGCGGATTAAATCATTTAAGGCGGCGTGCGAGGAGATCGGCCTCGAGCTCATGCTCGAGGAATGCGGCCAGGGCTACCGCGATATGTCGCCGGCCGTGGATTTTTTCGAGGCTAGAGCGTTGCAGCGCAAGATTGCGCACGGTGGCAACCCGCTCTTGCGCTGGGCGATGGGCAACACGGTGATTACTAGGGATCCGGCCAATAACCGCAAAGTCGACAAGTCCCGCTCATTCTCGCGCGTGGATCCAATTGTCGCGGCACTTATGGCGATCAAGGGACTCGACGCCGACGCCGAATTCACGCCGGACGCCGCCGACATGATCGGGTGAAGGGAAGATGCATGGAAATTGCCGCACTCACTCAAAGCGAATCGCTCAAGCTCATCGCCGCCAACCCTGGCAAGTTTTACGTTTATGCGCTTTTGCGGCCGGACGGCACGCCGTTCTATGTCGGCGAAGGGCAGCGCCGTCGAATTGTCAGTCACTTTGTGAAAAGCCGCCGGACAAACAACCCGCATCGCACCAACGTCATACGCAAGATTGAAAAGGACGGCCGCCAAGTCGGATTTTGCGTGTTTGGCTTCTATGAAACCAAAGACGAGGCGATCTGCGTTGAGCGGGAAATCATCGCGCGAATAAAGCGCGTGAGAGATGGGGGGCCGCTTACCAATTTGAAGGACGGCGAGAGAGGATACGTCGGACACGATGAGGCAACGCTCGCCAAAATAGCGGAGCAAGCTCGCAAGCGGTGGGCCGATCCCGAAGTGCGGGCCAAGATGGCGGAGGCGAACCGCAAACATTGGGCCGATCCGGACAATCGCGCTAAGGCAGGCGAGCGGACCCATAAATATTTTGCCGATCCGGCCGCGCGGGCCAGGAAGGCGGAGCAAGCTCGCCAGTACATGGCCGACCCCGAAGTGCGGGCCAGGAAGGCGGAGCAAGCTCGCCAGTACATGGCCGATCCGGACAATCGCGCCAGGAAGG